GGCGGTGGTGGACTTTATGACTATGGCGGAGGTAGCTATTATGGTGGCGGCGGAGGCGGCGGCGGGCGTAGACCTACTAATGCTACAGGTGGTGCTGAAGGTGCAGGAGGCTACATAGGCCGTGCAGGTGGTGCAAATGGAAGTGCCTCTGCGCCTAGCAGAACAGCAGAGACTAATGGAGGCGGCGGCGGAGGGGGCGGTTTTGGAGCAAATGGCTCGGCTGGTTATGGAGCCGGGGGCTTTGGTGGTGCTGCTATTAACTCAACAAACGCTTATACTTTAACAAACAATGGTACAATTTGGGGGGCGTCTTAATGGCAAGATTAGGTTTAAACCCTGAATGGCATAATGTTTATACTGTTAGAAACACCCAGACAGGAAATTTAGGTGATGAATACAATACTTATTTAGAAGCCAGAGAGGTCTCTAATCAGATTATTGCCAACCGATACTCGGATAAGATGAAATTCATTAATATTTGGGTGAAAAAGAATAGAAACGGAAATACATTTCAACCTACTAAAATATATGATCTTTCTGAAGCTGACAATACCGAAACTTTTTTTGTGAATAACGCTTTAACAGGCAGAATGTTTAATTGTGAAAGCAAAGAAGAAGTTGAAGCTTATGCAAAAATATTTATGGATCTTGCTATAGAGAATGAAGATTACAATATAGTTTGGAGAATGTATACTACAGAATCATTCAAAGGAATGATTATGTGGGACCCAGTAACAGAATGAAATTGGAGAATTTAAATGTCTAAAGTAATTCTTAATGGTACCAATGGTATTACAGGCTACGAAGCTGATAACGTAACTGTTTCTCTTTCCCAGACTATTTCAGAGCTAAACAGCCTAGATAATACAACGTTTTTATCAAGCTCTGTTTTAAAACTTGATAATTTAAAAGTAGACGCTATACCCGCTCCTCCTCTTTTAAGATTTGCGGATAATAATTTTGAACTAGTACCTATAGTTTTAGCGTTTGTCGAGCAGGCAAGTTCATCAACTGGTACTTTTGTATTAGCGGCTGCGCCACAAGCAGGTGATTTATTATTATTTATAGGTGAAACATGGGCGTATAATTATTATGGTGAATCAAATTTACTAAATGGGTTTATTCAAATAGCATATGCTTCTCATGTGTGGAGTTCTCCGTTTGCATCTTCTGTCAGAATTGGTTATAAAATTGCAACTGGCACAGAGGGGACTTCTATTACGGTAAGAGGGGCTATGCCCTCTCAAGTAGACAGCCTTGCAGTTTATTCCGCAAATGCTTCAACAGTAACATTGCAAGACTCTTATGTAAATAATAGTCCAGTTAATACTTCTTTTTCTTTACAAAGTAGTCAACTACCTGCTATTGCAATTATTGGAGCTGTTGGTTATGGCGGAAGTAATTCTAATATCACTAATGTCACTAATAACTATTTTCTTGATGATACAGGTTATCATTCTTATGCAGGTGCAATAACAGAAAGCAGTAGCACTAGTTTTACATCGTCTGCTTCAAGTATTACTGGGTGTACAGCCGCTGCACTAATTACCGTATCTTAATTACATTTAATAAAAAGGATAATAAATGTCCAAAAGAAAATCTCGCTACGCTCCTAAAACAAATGTTCATCGTATTGGCTTTCATGTTATCCCTAAAAATGAAAAGCAGGATGCTTTAATTAAAGCAATTAAGATGAACCCTATTACTGTTACTATTGGCTGCGCTGGTACGGGCAAGACATATTGTAGTACAGGAACTATTGCCCAGTTACATATGCAAGGTAAATACAGAAAAATTGTTATTACTCGTGCAAATGTTCCTACGGGTAAAACACTAGGTCATTTCCCCGGTAGCATTCAAGAGAAGATGACTCCTTGGCTCTTGCCTATGTTAGAAGTACTAGAAAAAGCGTTTGGTAAAGAAAAATACCAATACATGATGAATAAAGGTGAAATTGAAATTCAGCCCATTGAAACTATTCGAGGGCGTTCTTACGAGAATGCGCTTGTACTTGTTGATGAGGCTCAAAACTTGTCTATCGATGAATTAAAGGCAATTACAACAAGACTTGGAGAAAACTCTAAGTTAGTATTAATGGGCGACCCTGCACAATCTGATGTCAAAGATGGTAAAGACTTACTAAAGTTTTGTACTGTAGTGCGTAAAGCAGGTATCCAGCTACCTATTATTGAATTCTCAGTAGATGATATCGTTAGATCAGATATTGTAGCAGATCTGGTTAGAGTATTTATTAAAGAAAACATCTAATTACAATACCTGACCTTTAAGAAGAAGAAAAACAGAGAAGGGGGCTGAAATGGCTACTTACTATTTCGAGGGGCAACCTATTTTAGCCCCTTTCACTATTGAATCAAAGAGAATTGTTTTAAGTTCTGAAACAGCATCTCAAAAAATTTTTAGAAGAGCTACTGACAGTCAGCGTTGGGATCTATCTTTTAGGATTGCTACAAATAATCCACAAGATCTATTTATCTCTATGCTAGATAATGATACAAAAAATAGCACGATGATTATGCCTCAACTTAAATCAGTTGATGACCTAGTTTCCCCTATTACTGTTTATCCTTATACTATTGGAACTCACGATGTAGGAGAATCTTCTATTTCCGTTTGGATGAACAATCTTGGCACCTTCAACAACAACACTACAGTTATTGCTAAAGGGACTTTTATTAAGTTTGCTAATCACAGTAAAATTTATACTGTCACTGCTAATGTTCAAGAGGGCACTTCAAGAGAAGTTCCTATCTTTCCTCCACTCCAATCTAACGTGGGTAACGCCGTCTTGCTTCACTTGCCTAATACTCCTATTAAACCTGTTCTTACCTATGTTAGATCAGTTGAAAACATTTCTGGTATTACTTACACAGACGGTATTATGACTGACGTTGGGACAATTACAATTCAAGAAAGAGTATAAGGTATGGATAAGTTAGAAGCATTACAGAAAGCGTATAAAGAAGTTAATAGGATTAAAATCGGGAGAGGCTATCAGTACGGTAAATCGGATTGTTGGACGATGTTCACAATGTATGATCGAAATTTATTTCCAGACAATAATCTGTTCGGAAAGATAACTAGCTATAGCACTCATACAGTTTTTCATAGAAAAGTTAGAGAGTTAGGCTACACAGATGTCAAAGAGATGGTAGAGGCGTACGGCTACAAAGTAATAGACTTTTCGAATGTCTCGCTAGGAGATGTGTGTTTCTTTGATTCTAAACTAGTAGACCTTACTGTTGCCATCTATACAGGCAAAGAATGGTTAAATAGTTCCGATGATCCTAGCTATGAGAAGCTTCCTATGAAATATGTAAAACCAAGAGCAAGAATACTATGCAGGAGAGATACAGATGAGAAAGTTTAATAGTTTTGTTTTATCTAAGTTACAAGAAGATCCTGTAAAATTCTTCCCGTTAATTTTTCTTGACTTTAGAAATGGCCCTGTATATCTCTCAGCTGGCCCGCACGAGATTGATTTTAATGGAAAAACTTACACAAAAGACTTAGGGATAATCGATTACGTAGCTCCACTGCAATCAGCACTAGTAGATAGGCAGACTTTTTCAATTAGTTTTGCGGACAACAACGCAATATTCAAGAATAACGTTTCTAGAACAGAAGCGGGAAGAGCAGCAAAAATATATTTTGGTTTTTATAACTCAGATGGAACTCCTAATACAGATCCTGCTAACGTAATTCTCGCATACTCTGGTGTTATTGACGATCATAGCTATAATAACGATTTTGATCAAGCAGTCTTTAGCATTACACTCTCTTCTCCTTTTGCAGATCTTGGACTTGTCAAAACTCTAATCACAAGTCCAAAAGGTATGGACCAAATCAATACTAGTGATACTGCTTTTGATAAGGTGTTAGAAGATAACGAACAAATTATTAAGTGGGGGAAAGTTTAATGTCAGCTACAGTAATTACAATTGGAACCTTATTTTCGTTTACTACTGGTCAACTTTTATTTACAATAGGTTCTATTGCCTACCAACAATCTCAAGCTAAAAAGATGAAGTCTCGCATGAGAGCCGCCGAAGAATCTCGCAAGGGGTTTGAATTCACTCGCAAAAGTGAAGCAATGAACCTACCAGTCATTTATGGCTACAACAAGGTAGGCGGTCTTGTAACAGATTTAAAGGTTCAGTCTTCTTATACATGGGTTGCTCCCAACGGCTATAGCGCAGCACAGTACTTACCTTCTCCTACTACCTATGATTATAACTCTAGCACTTACTTTGTTGAGTCCAAGGTTACTGCAGCTGACGTGTCTGATACTGATAACCCAAAAAATATTAGTTCTCACACCGTCAGAGTGATCTGGGCAGGTGTAGAGCTTTATAATAAGACTTACACCAATAGCGTAGCAGGATTGTTTTTATCAACGGAATATAAGAATATTGAAAACGAACTTTCTAATATTTCTGCAGGTGGTGACCGTTATTACAGAGGTTCAAGGAAGGATAAGATTGTAAGTGGCCTTACTATCACTTATAAGTACGAAATTAGAAAAGTACTTTCTCCTTCTGCTATTGTCTTTGGCTCAGACAGAGGATATCAAGGGTCTAAAAATGAAGTATTGCTTACTCAAAATGCAATCTCTTTTGGGGGTATCAATGCCCTAGTCGATTTGGATATTGACGAAACCACGGCCTCTAACGATAAATTTAAAGATAGTTTTGTACTTAACTTTTACAAAAATGGTGGGGTAGCGGACCCAATGGCAACTGCTAATGGGTTTAGTAGCAGCAATCTATTTACTAGCACCGCTTATGCTACCTGCGCTTTCGTACTTAACAGGGATGACCCTCAATATTCAGGAAATCTACCTTCACTTAGTTTTTATGTAGAAGGCCAAAGAATTTATGATATTATAGAGAATAACGGTGTTTATAGCCTAAGTGCGGGAAAGACCTTCTCTAACAACTTTGCTAGAGTACTATTAGATTATCTTATTAACGGCATCTATGGCAGAGGTCTTTCTATTAACGAAATTGATCTTGAAAGCTTTTATAGAGCTAAAGTTATTTCAGA